TGCGTAATATGAAAAATATATGGACAATATGGAAACATGCTCTAGGCGCATTTAATATAGAAGATGGATATGATCCTAGAACTGAAAATGCTATAGCAATAATTAGAACAACTATAGTAGGAATTAATCTCTTATGCGCTTTAATAATTATAATAAATGTATTAAGTCACTGGTAGGAATATGAGTATATTGAAAAAGAATAAAAAATCACACTTGCACAAAGCAATGTTTTTAGATGAAGGAGTTGATATAGCTAGATATGATCAATTGAGATATCCTATTATTGATAAAATAACAGACAAACAACTAGGTTTCTTTTGGAGGCCGGAAGAAGTAGATGTATCAAAAGACAAAAAAGATTTCAACGAACTAACAGAGCACGAACAACACATATTTACTTCTAATCTTAAAAGACAAATCATGCTAGATTCTGTACAAGGACGTGCGCCTAATATGGCATTTCTACCTATAACATCTCTACCAGAAATAGAAACATGGATAGAGACATGGTCATTCTTTGAAACCATTCATAGTAGATCTTATACCCATATCATAAGAAACATATATCCTGATCCCAGTATTGTATTTGACAATCTATTAAACATAAAAGAAATATTAGAATGCGGCAATGATATATCTAAATATTATGATGACTTGATTGCCTGTAATAATAATGGTAGAGATGACATATACAATCACAAGAAATTATTATGGATGTGTCTCATGGCTGCTAACGCTCTAGAAGGTATAAGATTCTATGTATCCTTCGCGTGTGCCTGGGCCTTCGCCGAACTAAAAAGGATGGAAGGTAATGCAAAGATTATTAAATTAATAGCGAGAGATGAGAATTTACATTTAGGTTCTACTACATGGATGATCAAACAACTCCAGAAAGACGACCCAGACTTTAAGAAAATAGCACAAGAAACTGAACAAGAGTGTGTGGATCTTTATATAAAATGTGTAGATCAAGAAAAAGAATGGGCAGAATATTTATTTAAAGATGGTTCAATGATAGGTCTTAATGAAAAACTTTTATCAGATTATGTCGAATGGATAGGAGCTAAAAGAATGAGAGCCATTAAATTACCTTGTCCATATGCGGTACATCGATTAAATCCTTTACCATGGACTGAGAAATGGATTAGTGGTGCTAATGTACAAGTCGCTCCTCAAGAAACAGAAATCACATCTTATGTTGTAGGTGGTATTAAACAGGATGTTGATGAAAATACAATATCTAAATTAAGTCTATAATGTGCACATTTTCACAGATAGTAATACTCAGATGTTTTCCCTTCCGCTCTCAGGCGCCATCTCTGGGGCCGACTTTTAGCGGTATTTTGACTTAAAATGCATATACAGATATATAGTAAAGAACAGTGCCCATATTGCACACGTGCAGTACAGCTGGCAGAAAAAATCACAACAGCCGGATATGCCACCTACGACAAATATATGCTTAATATAGATTTTACTAGAGAACAACTATTAGAAAAGTTTCCTAACGCTAGAACCTTTCCACAGATTACAATCGACGGAATGACCATAGGTGGTTATACAGAATTCGAGAAACATATTAATGGTTAAAATTCTTCATTGCCCAGAATGCTATCAAGTATCTGAAATAAGATCCGATAATGAAACTGATATGTTTGAAGAACCTTCATACTGCCCTTTTTGTGGCTATCATGAGGCAACAGAATCAGAAATGGATTATAGTGGAGCATTTGAATCCGATATAGATGAAGGTTATTAGTATGGAATGGCATTATGAAAACAGTGTATTTACTCCACCTAAAGATTTTAGTCCTGAGGTCTGGTACGGATTTGTATACGAGATAACAAACCGAGGCACCGGAAGAAAATACATCGGAAAGAAATTCTTTTGGTCAGCTAAAACCCTACCAATTACGAAAAAAAGAAAAAGAAGAAAGAAGCTTAAAGTTGAATCCAATTGGAGAGACTATTTTGGATCCAACAAGCATCTACAGGCAGAAGTTATAGAAATGGGTAAAGAATCCTTTTATAGAGAGATACTCGTGTTATGTAAGTCTAAAGGAGAATGTGCTTATATGGAAGCTAAAATTCAGTTTGAGAAGGAAGTGTTGTTAAAAGAAGAATATTATAACGGAATTATTCAATGTCGTGTAGGCGCACAGACAGTGAAAAATCTAAAAAAATAACTGTTTACATTTGGCCAAAAGTGTGGTATAATAGTACTATGTTAGAAAAAAAGATTAAAGATAACATTATTCAGTTTCCTTTAGAAAGGAGACAAACCGACATAGATCAAGAAGATTTCTATGATAAATCTAATCAATATGATGAATGTGTAGATCTAGCTCGATATTGTGTAGATCTATTAACTACCGGCATAAATGAACAAGATTTTATAGATGCCCCTTTCGAATTTGATCCAGTCCATAATGAAGAACAACATAGCGATATGTTTGTAATACTAAATTTATTAGTAGCTGTATTTTTAAGAAATGCAAATATTAAACATATTCTTCAAGAAGACTTGGATGAAATATTAACAAAAATTATGAGCCTAGAACAGACCCCAAATGATATTACTTGATTATAGCCAAATAGCCCTTTCCAACATTATTGTACAAAAAGTCGATGATGAAGACCTAATCCGACATATGATATTAAACTCAATACGTATGTATAATAAACGCCATCGCGAAGAATACGGCCAGATGGTTATATGTGCCGACGGTATGAATACATGGCGTAAGGAATACTTTCCGGAATACAAAGCTCACCGTAAGAAAAGTCGTAGTGAATCAAGTATGAACTGGGAATCTATCTTCGAAACATTACACACAGTACGCGAAGAAATAAAACAAAATCTACCGTACAAAGTTATACACATGGAAGGTGCTGAGGCCGACGATATTATAGGCGCACTTACATATGAAACACAAGAATTCGGTAAGGATGAACCAGTCATGATCATATCGTCTGATAAGGACTTTATACAATTGCAAAAATTTAAAAACGTCAAGCAATGGTCACCCATACAAAAAAAACAAGTAAAGGAAAAAAATCCACGTACGTACTTATTTAATCATATATGTCGAGGCGACCCGGGCGACGGTATACCAAATATCTTATCTAAGGACACGGCCTTTACTGATGAATCATCTAGACAATCACCATTAAGACAAAGTGTTGTAGAATTCTATATGGAAAACTCAGACGTGGAAGGTATGAATATGCCAATGGAAGTATTTCGTAATTTTCAAAGAAATAAAACATTAATTGATTTAAATGAGATTCCTAGGCATATATATAATAGTATAGTAAATAAATATAATGAACAGAAACCTGCTCATAGGATGAAAGTATTGAATTATTTAATAACAAAAAGATGTAAAAATTTGATTGAAGTAGTGGAGGAATTTTACAATGGCTGAACGAATGATTTCAGAAGTTCTCAGAAGAGCCGGAGAACTTAAAACAAAACAAGAGAAGATAGATTATCTTCGAGCTTACAACTCACGCCCTTTAAGAAATGTTCTTAAGGGATCTTTCGACGATTCAGTCGAATTTAACTTGCCGAAAGGAGAACCACCATACAGAAAAGATGACGCGCCTAAAGGGTTTGAACCATCTAATCTGCATAGGGTCTGTAGACGATTTAAATATTTTGATAAAGGTGGAGTCGGAGATAGAATGACATCTGCTAAAAGAGAAAAAATGTTTATAGATTGTCTTGAATCTTTGCATCCAGATGAAGCACAACTCATGATCTATATGAAAGACGGTAATCTAAAAGGGAAATATAATGGTATTACATCGAGCTTAATATCAGAAGTCTGGCCAAAGCTATTGGTCACCCCTCAACAAAACTTGTCAACAGCAAGAAAGAAACAAGCTACAAAAAAGAAAGCTCCAGGAAGGACTACAGTAAAAAAATAGTCCTTTAATAAAAAGTAAGGAGGTGATCCAAACTTTTGATTATGAAAATAACGGACCCGCAAGGGATTATCAACATCATAATTTAAGGAGGACACAGTAATACGAGAGGACCTAGGATGCTCGAGATTCTAGGTCTTCTCACACTTTGAAGAATATTATGCCATCATATGATTTTAAAAATACAGAGACAGACGAAGTAATTGAATACTTTATGTCTCACACCAAGCTAGATAAATTCAAAAAAGCTAATCCTAATCTAACCCAAGTACTCAGTGCACCTAATTTTATTACTAGGAGAGACGGCGACGTTCTTAAAGCAGCGGGTGCCGGATGGAATGAAGTTCTGCAAAAGGTTGGTGAAGCACATCCAGACAGTAAGGTTGCTCAGACTAATATCCGAAGATCTGCAAAACAAGTGGCCACCGATAATATAGCTAAGAAATATGGCCTAAAGAAAGAGGAATAATAATGCATTTATTTGAACACGAACCAATATCCCTTGGATACGAAAAACTAGATAGAGTTACATCTGATGATGGAAGAGTCTATACAGATCCCGAAGGCAAGCCTTATCCTAGTGTCACAACCGTACTATCAATATTAAGTGAAGAAGGTATTCAAGCCTGGCGTGCACGCGTAGGTGAAGAAGAAGCCAATAGAATTAGTAGAAAGGCATCTACAAGAGGAACGGCGGTTCACGAAATCATTGAGCATTATGTTGCTAACGAATTACAAAGAGGTGCATGTGAAATACCATTGCCTCATATTATGGAAATGTTCTATAGTATTAAACCAACAATTGATAAATCATTAAGTAAAGTATATTGTCAAGAAGCCCCTTTATATTCTAAACATCTAGGTCTTGCCGGAACGGTAGATTGTGTAGGTGTATGGAATGGAAAGAACAGTGTCATAGATTGGAAGACATCCAAAAAACTTAAAAAGAAAGAATGGATATCAGGATATTTTATGCAGTGTGCCGCATACGCAATTATGTGGGAAGAAAGAACCGGCATGCCTATAACACAATTAGTCGTTGGTATCGCCGTGGATAACGAACAACCCCAGATTTTTATAGCTCATAGAGATGATTGGGACAAAGAATTGATCAAGACGATTAATGAATATAAACGAAGAAAAATCTTCGGGAGAAAATAATGAGAGAAATGATAATACAAGCATTAAGAGAATATTATCGAGGTGAGATCGCCAAAGCAAAAGCAAACGTAGAAATATTTCTAGTAGCTCATGCTGGTGTTGGTGAACATCCCGATGTAATAGAAACTGTTGACGTATTGATCGGTGAAATTGCCGAATACGATGACAAACTAGTTGCGCTAGACACGCACTTTAATACTTCTGCACCTAGAATATAAAAAAAAGGTTTACTTTTTTCTAGTTATGTGGTATAATATATCATATAAATAGAAATATGAAAAGAAAACTATTAGATTTAATTTTAGAAGCCTCCGGTAAAGGACTCACAGTATTTGATATTGATGAAACCCTTTTCCATACTAAGGCTTTAGTTCAGATTAAGAAGAACGGTAAGATCGTTAGACAGCTGGACAATATAGAATATAATTCATATAAGTTAAAGAGAGGAGAAGAGTACGATTTTGGACAATTTAAAAATTCCAAGATCTTTAATACTACTTCAACTCCTATGGCTAAAATGATTAATAAGCTTAAGGCTATTCTTAAGAATTCTAGTAAGAGAGGTTCTAAGGTTATATTTGTTACGGCTCGAGCAGATATGGATGATAAGAAATTATTCATCGATACATTTAAAGCTCAAGGAATAGACATGAGTAAAGTTTATGTTGAAAGAGCCGGTAATTTTGGAACAGATACAGGAAAAATAAAAGCAAAAGTGTTTAGACAATATCTAGATACAGGAGAATTCGCAAGAATAAGATTATTCGATGATTCAATGGAAAACTTACACGCATTACTAGCATTAAAAGGAGAATATCCGGATATAGATTTTGAAGCATATAGAGTTAATAAAAATGGATCAGTTAAAACAGTGAGATAGAAATGCCGACAAAATACAAAGCAAGTGGAAAAAGATATATTAAGAATCCTGAAACTGGACGTCCAACTAATAAATATGAAGCTGAGCATTTCTATATTAAAACAATCTCACCGAAAGAATTATTCGAAGAATTAAATAAAACTAACACCAGACCTAAAATTAAACAAAAGATCAGAAATGAACTTGCAAGACGCGGAGTGAAAATAACTAAAACATGGCCACAGAACACAAATACATAGAGTCAAGTAGACCACAAGACCAACAAAAAAATCAAGGATGGTATTGGCATTATCCTGAAAAAATATTCTATAGATGGGATATGCTAATAGAAAAATGTCGAGAGTACGAAAAGAAGAATAGAGATGGGTCTTAGAGCAAACATTACTGGAGTAGTCATAGATGCAACCTTTATTTCTGAAGGTCATAGTGTAACATTCCAAAGTAGCCAAGATGATAAAAATGAAATGAATATATCAGAATATATGAGAGGAAATACATGGCAAACCCTAGGAAGAAATTGGTCTATGATCAGAACCGTTTCCGTGGATGAAGCTATTGTAGAACAAGACAAACTTATTAAGTTTGGTTACACGAGGTATAGTTGATTTATAGTACGAGTAAATGGGAAGGAACTAAAAAGAGTTCTTCTCAAGGCCACGGTGGCCGAGGTCGGAAAGTAAAAATTTCAACGTCAACAATGAACAAACATAGAAAAAGATCCTATAAGGCATATAAAGGACAAGGAAGATGAGAAACATACCAGAATGGCTAGTAGGAATTTTAGTCTACGGTGTCGGTATTGGCCTGATGGCAATGATATTATTTATGGGAGGTTGTTCAACAACTTTTCATGTCCTACCTGGATTATGTTATGAAAGTCCTACAGGAACTTATCTATGCGGACCGGAGATAAAACCGGATGATCTTCCTCCTCAGAAGCCGATAGACCCAAGCGAGTACATGGATCCTATTCTTAATAATGAAGAGACAAGAATTGTTTAAACGATTTCATAAACTTATGAAATCAGGTAGATTACCAAAGGTAATGAAAAAATCAGGATTTTTTATGAGTAAGAACGATATAACAGGAGATAATATTAGAAGTAAGATCTCCGGTGACAATTCAAAGTATGCAGATGGATGGAGCATGATCTTTGACAAACCTAAGGCGCGAAAGAGAACTCCAGCGCATGCAGTCACGCGTGTGGAAAAAGATAAAACTAAGCAAATTCCACGAAACAATAAGTATAAATATATAGAGGAATAGAGAGAATTAAATGCCAGATATAGAAAAATTCGACTTTGGATTCACTGCGGTTGACGAGAGTGAATTAGAAGCAGTTAATCAAGCTAACGCTAATACAAATGATATGAGCGTAGAAAATAAAGAACTTCAAGACAAGGTTAATAACTTATATAATGCTATATTACCCTTGTTGAGTAACTTAAAGGCCAATCCAGAAAAAGAATACATTTTATGGCCTAACCGAACAGCTAAAATCGAAGCGTTCGAAGAACTTATAGGAAAGATTATTAAATGAACATAGGTACATTAAGAGAACAATTAACAATAGATGAAGGTAAAGTCAATGAAGTTTACCTAGATCATCTTGGTTATGCCACCGTAGGAATCGGACATCTAATACTAGAATCAGATGCAGAATACGAGAGTGCAGTAGGAACACCTATATCCGAAGAAAGATGTATAGAACTTTTTGCATCAGACGTAGAGAGCGTAATAAAAGATTGTCGCATACTACATCAATCTTGGGATGGTTATCCTGAAGAAGCGAAACAAGTCATAGCCAATATGATGTTTAACATGGGTCGAACTCGACTCACTCAGTTTAAAAAACACAATAGGGCTCTCGAAAGCGGTGACTGGAAGAAAGCTGCAATCGAAGGAAGAGATTCTAGATGGTATGATCAAGTGTCAAATAGAGCCGAAAGACTCATGACGAGATTAGAAAATATATAAATAGATATTTAAGAGGAAAAGAAAATGTCAGTAATAAGATTATTAGGTTCAGAAGCTGGAATTGCATCCGCATCAAATGTAGGATTTGCAAAGCTAGTTAGAGTATTGAATAATAAAACTTCAGTGCAGGTTATAACACAAAAGAATGCAGGTGGAACTACACTTGCCACTGTGACTTTAGCCGCAGCAGAAGTAGCTTATATTCAAAAAGCCCCGTCTGATACATTAACAGGAGCAGCAACTTCGCTATCCGTTAGTGTAGCATTCGCTAACTAAGAGAAACCACATGGCCTATTCGCAGAAGGTAGTAAAACGGTTCCAGGATGTTTTAGATAATCCTGCAAAACACGCAGTAGGTAGATTCGATCCAAATGATCCGAATGTATCTTCCGGTATGACCGGGGCCCCAGCCTGTGGTGATGTTATGAAATTAGATCTGAAGTTCAATCCTAAGACAGATGAAATAATAGATGTCAAATTTAAAACATATGGTTGTGGATCAGCAATCGCATCTTCTTCACTATTCGTAGAGCTACTTAAAGGCAAAACTGTTAACGAAGCCCTTTTAATTGAAGATAAAGATATTGCTCAAGCCCTAGAGCTTCCAGCGATCAAACTACACTGTTCTGTATTAGCAGAAGCTAGTATCAAGCAAGCCCTGCAGAACTGGGCTGATAAAAAAGCTCATAGGGCCCACAATTCTGAATGGGGCATACCAATCGGTTTACCACCACTAGAACGTGCAGACTTTATAGAATAAAAACGGTGCAACATGATAGAACTCACTGACAATGCTATTCATCAATTTTTAAAAAAAACAGAAAAAGAAGGGAATGATACTATTCGCCTTGCAGTAAAATCTGGAGGATGTGGTGGATATGAATATGTTCTAGACTATGCTAATTCTGTACACGATGATGATCATATACTTGAGTTCGGCGAGTTCATGATAGTTATAGATCCAACCTCAAAACCCTTCCTAAAAGGATCAACGATAGACTACGCCTTCGAAGGTTTGAATTCAGAATTCAAATTTGCAAACCCTAATGTCGCAATGGCATGTGGTTGCGGTATTTCCGTAACATTTCAAGAAAACCTTAATTAAGTCAAAATACTGCTAAAAGTCAGCCCGCAGGATGGCGTCTAGGAGCGGATCGGACGGTGGTCTGAGTATTACTATCTGTGAAAAACGTCCATTCCGAACGGTTTAAATCTTAAAGTACATATCCCAACTCTTATAAATAGATACATGGAGAATGTATTTTATTTGATATCTGAAGTGGGTTTACCGATTGCCGGTGCACTAGTCATGGGGTTTTTTATCTTTATGGTAGTTAAACAATTACTAGATGGTGTCATAGATGATATAACTACCTTAATGCACTTTACAAAGGGTCTTGAGAATAGAGCTAGAACAATGAACAATGAATTAATTAAGATTGATTTGCTAGTTTCAAGTGCTTTAGACTTAAAGCCGGATATAGATAGAATAGCAAGAGCAGAAAATTACGTAGAGGACGGTAAGTTAGACGTTAGAAGGGATTAGTTATGGACATAGTGAGTTTAATAAGCGACTTCGGTTTTCCAGTCGTAGCAGTAGTTGGATTAGGATATTTTGTATTCTTCGTATGGAAGTTTGTAGTAAATAAACTAGATCCAAAAATAGAAAAAATGCACTTTCAGTTGATAAGAGTTATAGATCAAATGAGAATGCTAGACCAAGACCTCATACGTTTACAAGAAAAAGTAAACGTAGTACTAGAATATAGAGAGCGACAAGAGGTACTAAAAGATGAAGCAGAAAAGAAAGCTCTCGTGGAGAAAAACAAAGATGGAAAAGTGGTTATATAAAAATATAATAAAAATAGCGTTATGTGTAACATTGCCTTTATGGATAGCCTTTATGCTAGTGTTTGTAGAACAAGCTCGAGCTGATGAGCTAGTCCATGAATTCAAAAGTCCTTCGTTTAGTGGCGTAGGTTCATCATCTCATTATCTAACTATCGAGAATCAACAGTTCTCACGTAAACAAGCGATAGCGGATGATATAGAAAGTGCTTTAAAATCTGCTGAACGTGATGCAGAGAATACAACCTTAGCTAAATTTATGCGTAACCTTGAGAGTAGGATCTATGCACAGCTAAGTAAACAACTAGTAGAAAAACTATTTCAACAGTGTTCGGCTGAAGCAATAGCCGCAGGAACATGTGCTGAAACTACTTTTGGAAGTTTTGTACTAGAAGGAAATACTATCACATATCAAAAAACAATATGTGATTCCTCACTATGGGCTTGTACTCAAGGCGATGAGGTTATTGTTATGACGATTGTGTCCGAAGATGGTACAGAA